ATTTCATGTGTTGATGCTCTTCGACGTCGTGTTGATATCAATGCTAGGATAGAAGCAAAACCTGAGTTTTGTAGGATTGACGACAGGAACCCATTTGGAAGACGATTCTTGGATCGGAACAAGGTGAGAGCCAAGTTTGGTCAAGATATGCATGAAGATGTATATCGCGTGTTTTTGGAAGATCCCATTAATGGAGATTCGGTTGAGGTCAATGGACAAAGATGCATTTCTTTTAAGGAACTTATTTTACTTGCCTCGGGTAAGTATGAAGCTAAGTTCAAAGCGTCAACCGCGATGCATGATTTCCTATCTGAAATGGCTGAAAGACCTCCCGTTGCTCAGATTGGACTTCCGACATGGGATTCACTCGCGAATTTCTTCATCAAACCACGATCTGTCGATCCACTTGAGTTTGCTCAAATGGATTTGACGCGATCGCATCTTGAAATGAAAACACCTCGTGAGTTAGGACAATTGCCCAATGACGAAGTTATCAATATTGTTAACAATATTCATCAACTCCGGTACATCTTTCATGCTCGATTGGCAAATGATATCTGGATGCAAAAGAATGAACTTAAAGCTTATCCTCCGCGTTGGATGGCATTGATTCGCTCACATGCTTCTACTGACACTGTTTGGGCTGATCTCGCGGGTCGTATTTTGGTACGTGATTGTGGTCGTGATTGTGAACTCACGTTGATTGCTGCGTCTCTTGTTGCGGAGGTTCGAGAAAGGGCTCCTGAACCGATCTTGGAACTCCTGAAAAGGAAAGCTGAAGAATACAAAGAGATGGCTGTCCCCTGGTTTGAAAAGGCAAAGAAGATTGTATCTGAACATCCGCTTTTGTGTGCTGCTGCTGCAATCGTTCCTCTCCTACTTTTCGCTCTGTATAAATGGATGGGAGTGACACAACCAACTGTATCAGATTTCTTTCATTCGAAGGAAGAACCTGGCAAGCGAGTGGTCCACAAACATCATTGTGTACGATGTGGAAAGGTTTTTGAACATGCTCATGAGATTGGTACAATCCGGGATAGTTTGAATGATTTGCCTATGTGTGGAACTTGTGCGCCTGATTGGCAAGCAGCATATAATTATGGGAAAGAAGCAGTTGAAATTTTTAATCGTGACCCTAATTATGTTTGTGCTGAAACAGAAACTGAACAAAATGCCAAAACCTTGACTTCATTTTTCACTGACGCTGAGCTAGATGAACTTTTGGAAAGCCGACTTGGACATCAATTGAAAATTGAACTCGCAACATCTGGAGATCCAAAAACTCGAAACAAAACTTTGCGAGTACAACTGACGACCTCTGGAGATCCACTTACTCGCAAACAAAAGAAAGTGAC